AGTTAAGTCTGCTGTAAACATGGGTAATTTAATGCTTACCGATTTAAAAAAACAAGGATTATTACCAAAAGAATATAAAGAGGGATACGCATTAGAAAAGGGAAAAAGCGAAAAAAAAGTAGATGCATTTCTTAAACAACAAAAGAAAAGAGGTCAGAGTGAGAAAGATGCTCTTAAAACTTTAAATAAACAAACAAAAAATTTTAAAAAAAAGTTAAATACTGGTTATACAGGAATGAGAAAACAAGCGGGTCTTTTACCTGAGAGAAATATGCCCTCAGTAAAAAAAGCAATGGGCGGGGTAATGAAAAACCGTGGTGGAATGTTTAAGGGAACTTATTAAAGGAGAATAAAATGGGTAGAGTCGAGACTAGGAAAAAACAAAAAGAAGTTGCAGAATTAAAACGTAAAGCTAAAGCTAAAGAAAAATTAACTAAATCAGGTCCGCCTTCTAAAAAAGAATTAGTTGATAAAGCAGCCAATCTTATGTCTAAAAGAGAAACTATGAGATCAAGTGCGTTTCCAACTGTTAACGAAAAATCAAGAAAAAATTTAAAAAAGTTTGAATTAACATCGAAGGCTACCAGAGATGTTGGTAATATGTTGGATAATAGAATAAAGAGAGTTACTCAAAGTGACTTACTTTCAAATGTTTCATCACCTTTAGGAAAAAGACAAAAATTAATTAAAGAATTGAAGAAAAAAGGTGCAGCTAAACAAATTCCTAAATCAATGAACATGGGCGGGGTAATGAAAGCTCGTGGTGGGACATTTAAAGGTACTTATTAATGGCTAAGAAAAAACCCATAAAAAAAGGCAAGGGTAAAAGTGTTACTAATCGATTTTCGGATCGGATGCTTCCTAAGAAAAGTAAAAAAACGAGGATAACATAATGGCGGAACCTAGACAAATAGCAGGAATGGTCGAACAGTCAATGGGCGGGGGTGGCAGGTTAATGCCAGAGGAAGATAGTTTAAATATCGAATTACCATCGACCACTGACGAGTTACCAGAAGGAATTGAATTAGCGAGTGATGAGGTAGTAGAAGTTGAAGCAGAGCCATATGACCATGGAGCCAATCTGGCAGAGGTTCTTGACGATTCAGTTTTGGGAGATTTATCATCAGATTTACGAGCCAAGTTCCGAGAGGACGTTGAGTCTAGGGAAGATTGGGAAGAGGCTATTGCGAAGGGATTAGGGTTACTTGGAATTAATTACGAGGATCGAAGTGAACCCTTCTTAGGTGCGAGTGGTGTAACACATCCATTATTAAGTGAAGCTGTTACGCAGTTTCAAGCACAAAGTTATAAAGAGATGTTACCAAGTGGTGGTCCTGTAAAGACGCAGGTACTGGGAACACCGACTCAAGAGACTGAGGCACAGGCACAGCGTGTAGAAGATTTCATGAATTATCAGATTACTGAGATCATGGAAGAATACGATCCAGACACAGATCAGATGTTATTTTATTTGCCATTAACTGGATCTACATTTAAAAAAGTTTACTTTGACGAAACCAAACAGAGAGCCGTTTCCAAGTTTGTACCAGCAGAAGATATGGTTGTTCCGTATTCGGCTAGTGATTTAAGAACAGCGGAGAGGGTGACACATGTAGTTAGAATGACATACAATGATATTCGCAAACTACAAGTAGCGGGAGTTTATAGAGATGTTGAATTATCTGAAGCAGATGAGGGTGACGATGATGGAGCAATCCAAGAACGTGCTGATGAGTTGTTGGGATTACGTCCTAACTATTCTGACGACTCTTATACCTTATTGGAATGCCACATTGACTTGGATTTGGAAGGTTTTGAAGACACGGATATGGAGGGGAATCCTTCGGGCGTTATGTTGCCTTATATTGTTACCCTTGATCAAAGTTCTGGAAAAGTGTTATCAATTTCTAGAAACTTTAGAGAACAAGACCCACTAAAGCGTAAAAGACAATATTTTACTCATTTCAAATTTTTACCGGGATTTGGGTTTTATGGTTTCGGGTTACTACACACAATCGGTGGTTTATCTCGTGCAGCGACTTCTATATTAAGGCAGTTGATTGATGCTGGTACGTTATCAAATCTACCAGCTGGTTTTAAAGCTCGTGGTGTTCGCATTCGTAACGATGATGAGCCTCTTAATCCTGGTGAATTTAGAGATATCGATGTACCGGGTGGAGATCTCAAAAACTCCATTATCCCACTTCCCTATAAAGAGCCATCTAACACACTAGCACAGCTTTTAGGTGTAGTTGTTGACTCTGGTAGACGATTTGCACAGGTTGCAGACGCAAAAGTTGCTGATATGAACTCGCAAGCACCTGTTGGAACGACTGTTGCGTTGATTGAACAAGGTTCAAAGATCATTTCAAGCATACATAAGCGTCTACATTACGCTCAAAAGCAAGAATTTCGCATGTTAGCGGAGATTTTTAGTGAAAATCCAGTTCCATACCCGTATTTTGTTGGAAATGTACCTCCAGAAACTATGCAAGCCGACTTTGATGGTCGTGTGGACATACTTCCGGTGTCAGATCCGAACATTTTCTCTATGGCACAGCGATTATCACTGGCTCAGACACAATTACAACTAGCTCAAGCGGCACCACAGATACATAATGTGGAAGAAGCGTATAGACGTATGTATGATGCGTTGGATATTAAGAATATTGAGGCTATTTTACCACCAAAACCTCAACCACAGCCAGTTGACCCGGCAACCGAGAACGGAAATGCTATGAAAAACATGCCTTTACAGGTATTTCAAGAGCAAGACCACGAAGCACATGTTCGTGCACACGTTGCTTTCTTGGCTACGCCTGCTGCACAAGCGAATCCGCAAGGATATATAATGTTGCAAGCTCATGTACAAGAACATGTGGGTATGATGGCAAGAGATCAGGTAACTACGTTCTTTCAAAAATCCATGCAGGCGGCACAGATGCAAGGTCAACAAGTTCCGCAGATGGATCCTGCCGCAGTTGAAGCAGCAATCGCTCAACAGGTTGGTGAGATATTGAATGAAGTTATGCCTTCATTACAACCACCTCAACAGGAAGATCCGTTAGTCGAGATTAGAAAGAAAGAGCTTGAGAATGATACGTCTGAGTTACAAAGAAAAGCACAGAACGATCAGATGAATTTTGAGATAGATCAGGCTAAACTACAACAGGCTTACGAACTTGCTCAACAAAGACAAGCTTTACAAGAGAATATTGCTGATGATCGTAACGATGTAAATCTGTATCGTATCAATACAGCTGCGGCCATGAGGGGTAACAAAGGTAAATAAGTTGTGATATACTCTGCTTATGGATCCAGTAACTATTTCATTAGCCGTTGGCGTGGCATCAAAAGCTTTTTCTGCAATTAAACAAGGTTTTGCCGTTGGTCGTGACATTGAACAAATGTCAGGGGACATTGGTAGATGGATGGGAGCAGTATCAGATGTTGACAATGCTGAAAAGCAAGCTAAGAACCCACCTCTTTTTGGGAAGCTTTTTAAAGCAGGTTCTATTGAAGAGGCGGCAATGGCTGCATACGCTGCAAAGAAGAAACTTGAGGAACAAAGGTACGAACTCAAGACATTTCTAAACATGACTCATGGCCCTGGTGCTTATGATGAGCTATTGGCAATGGAAGGTCAGATAAGAAAGCAACGTCAAGAGACAGTTTACAAACAACAACAGATGAGAAGACAGATTGGTGAAGCTATCACATGGCTTCTTGTTGCAGGAATTGTTGGTGGTTTTGCATTACTTGTTGCTTCTGTTTTTTTTAACAAAGCACATGCAAAAGATTATACGAGAGCACAGAAAATATGGCGTGGTGATATAATTGAAAAACAGATGGTGACCTGTAGGCTAAAATCACAGAAAGTTTACATGGGAAAAATGGCTTGCATATATGTTGCAGCGGGTGGTACAAAGAATAAGACATATGAAATTGAATTCACAGATGTCCATATCGGATGCCCACGCCAATATTCGTGTGTATATAATCCTGGTTCAAAAGAACCTCAGATTGGAGATGTGATGAAGTCTTTAAAGAATGCGGTAAAAGGCAAATGACTGAAGAAAAAGAAAAGAAAGCAAAACTTACAGCAAGACAACGTGAGTTTGTAAAATTTTATGTTGATGGTATTTATTCTGCTAAACAATGTGCTGTTAAAGCGGGATATGCAGAAGACTCTGCAAAGTTTCATGCTTCCAAGTTACTAAATGGTAGAGACTTTCCATTAGTTACTGAACTGGTTAAAGAAAAGCGAGATGAAAAAGAAAGAAAGTACGGAGTTACTTTATTAGGTCAGTTAAAAAGATTATCAGAGCTTTCGTTGAGAGCGGAAGAAGAAGGTCAGTTTTCAGCAAGCATTAATGCAGAGAAAATAAGAAGTGCATTAGGTGGCTTGACTATTGACCGTAGAGAACAGAATCATATTCACCAATTAGATAAACTAAGTCGTGATGAAATTGTAGCAAGACTAGAATCGATTAAGAAAGAATATCCTCATGCGTTTGTTGAGGGTAGTTATAAGAAAGTCGAATCAAGTGAACCAGTACAAATAGCGGAGTGACAAAATGGAAAACATGGTTTTAGATGCATGGAATGATTTATCTTATATTGAAGGGGTACTATTTACATTTTGGCTGTTTATTTTATACTATGGTAAGGTTTGGATAGACAGCAGGTTTTCTAAGAAGGAATGCAAATGCTCACAGCGTTAATAGGACCTATAGCTACTTTAGCTGGAACTTGGTTTGAAAACAAAGTTGAAAAAACTAAGGCTGAAGGACAGGCTAAAGTCGCAGAGGCAAGAGCTCGTGCTACTGTTGCAGAGAAGGTTGCAGCAGGTGAAGTTGCATGGGAAGGCAAGATGGCTGATGCTACAGTGGATTCTTGGAAAGACGAGTTTGCCTTAGTTGTACTACTTTTGCCCGCAATTTTAGTATTTTTGCCCGGCATGAAAGATTATGTTAAGGATGGGTTTGAGATATTAGCTAGTTTACCAGAATGGTATCAATATCTTTTATATATTGCGATTAGTGCAAGTTTTGGAATCAAGGGAGTTGGACAAGCTGCAAAGATGTTCAAGAAAAAATAATGAAAAGAAAAATTGGCAAGATAAAAAAAGTTGTTAAGGGTTTAGAAAAAGCCTCAAAGACACATGCAAAACAAGCTAAAATATTAAAAAAAGTTATAAAGAAGAAAGTATAATGGTTAGAGTAAAACAATTCGCAGATGATTTAGCTATAAGTAAAAATCAAGCTAAGAACTTAATTAACAAAGGTCGCAATCGTAAAGATGGTGGATCGCAAATATTGGAGAGTGTAATGAAAAAACCAATTAAAGCTTCAAAAGGTAAAGCAATACCAGCAGATGCTAAAGGTTTAAAAGCTTTAGCAGAGAAAGCACCTGATGTTGTTAAAGAAATGGGTTTTAAAATGCGTGGCGGTGGTATCGCTATTCAAGGACTAGGTTTTAGAGGAATCAAGTAGTGTACGCACCTGCTGGACAAGAAGAAGCACAAGTACAACAAGCACAAGAACTTGCTGCTGGTGACAGTTATGATTATGGTGGTGATCAAACATCATCAGGAAACGATGTTTCTAATCCATATTTAGGTGTTGCTTCTGATCCAACTATAGCAGCTATAGCCTCTGGAATGAGAAATAGTTTAAATTACGCAAATCCTTTTTCTCCAACTATAATGAATTTTGCTGATTATAATGCTTTAAGAGGAACAACTTTAGCTGATCCTTTTAGGGATGATCCATCAGGTATTATGTCTGCAATACCTTTTGATTATAGAAATCAAAGAAATACATATGACGATTTACAAAGACAATATGCCCAATTCATGAATCCTTATGGTGCAGGTCGTGGCGGTGATATGAGTATTTTAAATAATATGGACGAAGAATCAAGGAAAGCGTTATCTGCCGATTTAGAGAGAATGGATAAGAACCCTTTTGATTCTGGTGATAAAGAAAAAGGAGATTTGAGATCAGGTCTTCAAAGAGAGTATGGAAGTATCTTTGGAAGTAGTACAGGTCTTCCAACTCTTCAAGGGAACGTAGTTGATCAAGATAGACAGTTTGGTGCTGGAGAAATGTTCGCTAGAGGATTGGCTAGTCTAGCTCCTGGACCTATAGGTACAATTCTATCTCAAGTAGGTAAAACAAAGCCTACGTTAGATACAAGTCCAACTTATGATCCGACTAAAGATCCAAATAGTCCAGAATACAAAGGCCCCGGATACTTCGGAAACATAGCTAATGTGTTAACAGGTGGTGCAGGAACACAAATAAGTGACAAGGTATCTGAAGAAATATCTAGTTTATTTGATGGGATAGAATTTTTAAACAAGCCTACGAATGATAAAGATATAACAGAAATTGAACCTACAAGCACTTATTCACCAAATCCTATGGGTGCTGGAGAAAATTTAGGTGAAGCTTTTAATACAGGAATAGCAAACATAAATCCAGAAGTAACCGATAGTGCTATGCAAATGCAGCCAGAAATGGATATTGGCAAAACAACAGATAATTTTTTTAATAATTTTTATGGTGATATTCCTATTTCTAAATTAGAAGCTTCACCAAAAGTGATTCAAGAACTTGCCATAGAAATAAATAAAAAAAATCCAGAAATAGACTTTAGTCAAGCCAAACTTAGAGCAAGAATGGAAATTGAAAAAAGAAAAGCAAATAAAAAAATAGCACCTACTATGAATCCAACATAGGTTAACAATGTACATAGCTGATTTCCTACAAAAATATAAAAAAGATTTAACAACTAGAATAGATGACATAAGTATTTCCTTGACCAGTGGCAGTGCGTCTGATATTGGTCATTATAAAGCAATGGTGGGTGAGATACAGGGACTCACTTATGCGTTGGAACATATACAAACCCTGCTAAAAAAGGTGGATGATGAGTCTGATAGTACCTGAGTACGTTCTTGCACAAAGGAACGCTAAGAAAAAAGCCGAAGAAGAAGCAAAAAAACTAAACTTAACACAAAGAATACCACAACCCACAGGCTGGCGAATATTAGTTATGCCT